GACAGGCACTTGATGCTATCAAATGCCCTTTATTTTCTCCTAAAATTGATTCTATATCACTATAGAAAGTAGGAACTCTTTCAACACCTTTATAGCTGAATAATCTCGTCCATGCTCTAGTGGATAGCTCTCTCATTTGCTCATGACCTTCATTATCCTTGGCTAAAATTAGAAAATGATAGAATTTAGGTTTTTTATTTTGATCCTTCGTTTCTTCATACATTATTTCTTCATCAACTAAATATATTTCATTCCCTAGAATTGGCTTAAAATCTTTATGTATCTTATCTTTAGATTTTAATTCCTTTACTGTATTTAAAAATTTAATATGCCCAGAAACATTCTCATGGTCACTTAGTGCCATACTTCTATTCCCTAATTCATTAACATGAATAACCATATCTTTTATTTTATTAACCGAATCACGAAAGCGAATATTACTATATTCTGAATGAACATGTAGATGTGCAAAATCTTCATCTAATATTGTCAATATTTATTGCTCCTTTCCTAATAAGTAAACCACACAATAATATTTATTTCTACATTTAAAATTTAAAATCTTTTTCCTTACTAACGTTAAAATCAATAATCTCAATTTGGGGAAATTCGTTTCCATTCCATTTATTCAATGTAAATTTTCCAATGATGTCTAACTTAACTTTATTATTCTTTTTAGATAATCCGGTATGATTTTTCATAATCATCTTATTATACAATGCCTCTCCTGCGAACATTTTTATAAATACAATTTTATTGCTACCTATTATTTTTTCGAATTTGATAATATTCCTCTTTTCTCCTAGCAATTGAATATCTTCTATCTTTAAATTTACATCTATAATACAAAAAATTGGTTCTTTTAATGTATTCCCCCAAATATCTGCCCATTGACCTACTTGAAGAATATGCTTCTCCTTTAACCTGCCAATAGGGATTTCATAATCCACCATATAAACGTCTTCAATATCTACATCTTTAAACATTTCATTTAACTTATCTTGTGTTTCTTGAATTTTGCTTTCTTTAATTTTAAAACCCCCTGCGTTTGGATGCCCACCTAACATTATAAAAGTATTAATTTCTCTTAAAACATCCATAAAAGATACTACAGGGAACAAATCATAACTTCTAAAACTTCCTCCGAATACTGTTTCTTCTTCCTCATTTTTTAATTCATCTATTTTCATTTGTTTCAAAATAATTATTGGACGTTTATAAATACTTGCTAATTTATTAGCAACCAATCCGGAAAAAGACTTTTCTAATACATTCGTAGCATTTACAATAATTACTTTATTATCATTCAATTTTTGTGTTTCAATTATTTCTGCTATATCTTCCATTGATTTCTTAACTAACTTATCCTGTCTTGCTTTAATATTAGTGGATTCTCGAATCATACACTCTTGTAATGTTTGTATTATAATTTCTGGTTTAGGATCTGTCTTACATTTTCTTCTTGGTTGATATTCTTTTTTCTCTTCTTTGCCTAAGAATGCATTTATTAAATCTTTTCTTTCTTCAGCATTGCCTATTCTTGTAACTGCATTAACAAAAGGAGCAATCTTCCATCCGATAAATTTAAAATCAACGCTTTTATTATCTTCTATTTTATTTTTTACTAAGAATTGTTTCATAAATTCATTATTTATTGTTTTTAAACCTTCTATAGCTAAATATCGTGTTTCATAATTTCTCAAGTCCATAGAGTCTGCTATCATGCCTATTGCTACTAAATCTAAATTATTTTCAGCAAAATTAAATCCAAATTTTTTATCATACTCTTTAATAAATTTATAAACTACTCCTGCACCAGACAATGTAATATTGGGATATTGACCATCTTGGCAATTAATAACTACTGCATAAGGATTAATTTCTTCTATTTCGTGATGATCCAAAATTAGTATATCTACGTCTCTTGTTTCCACTAACTCTTTACATTGTTTAACATCTGAAGAACCTGCATCTGGTACAATCAATAAATTGAAATCATATTCTTCAAGACTTTTCACTACAATTCCATGCACTTTCTTTTCGTTCATAGAATGTGTAATTATGATATTTGGATTAATATTCAAGATATAATTATCAATTATTGTGCCTGATGTAGTGCCATCAACGTCCACATCAACTATAATATGTATTTTACTATTATTTTCAATGTGCCAATGAAACATGTCTAATCCTCTATTCATATTTTTAAGCAACATTCCATCATGCAAGGAGGATTCGCTTACATTTAACATTTCTTTTGGATTTTCCACACCTCTATTTTTCAATAAAATATCCAATAATTCATTCTCACTAATTAAATCGTAGTTTTTATTTAAAACCTTGTATTTGATATTAAACATCCTCCTTTTATTTTATTAATCTGTGATTTCAACTTTGTAATTATATAATGCTTCGTATAATTTTTGAGGAATTTTATCTTTATATTTATCCGCGATTTGCTTTGTGAGATTTTCCTTATATTTTTGATATGCTTGGAACGCTTCCAATATTGTATTATAATACCCTAAACTTTTATTTTTTCCATTGCCGTTACTACAGCTTGCATAAAATACATTGTCTCTTTTATGCCAACCTACACCAATTGAATAATTGCCTCTATGGTTTTGTCTTTTAGTAAATAATTCGTTTATATTTTTCGGAACAAGCATACAAGTTTCAGGAGAATAAATCTTATTTCCTTTTAATAATATGTCCTTATCTAAAGACATTACTTGACCTTCAACTTCGTAATAGTTCTCATTGTACCATTTGGCAAAGTTTTGAAAGTTTAACCATTCTTCACAAACTGAACATTCTTTGTAAGTTGGTTGTTTTTCTTGGAACTTTTCATTGTAACATCGTTCTAACATATGAGTCCAAGCATGATATTCTTTGCTTTTTCGCCCTTCTTTATTATCCGTTTTAAATATGCCTACTCCTAAATACCCTTGATTAAAGATACTTTTAAAATATGGATTGGTTATTTGCCCCTGTTCAAATACTTGATAAGTTGTTGTCTTTTTATATCCATTTTCAAATTGAACAACTATATTCCTACAATTATTATATTCTATAATTTTCATTGCTAAACCATAGGTATTAAAATTAACTTCTCCAATTCTATCTATTTTCTTCATCTAATTCTCACTTTCATTTTCTATTAGGTTTAATAATTCAGTTTCATCTAATAAATATCTTTCTCTATATAATTGTTCAAAGGTTTCTTTATTTTTATCTATCGGAGAATCTTTGTATGCTAAACGACTATCCCAACATAAAATAACATATAAATTACAATATGGTGAAAGCATTCTAGAAAACTTAATTAAAGTTTTTACATAATTTAAGTATTCTTTGTGGGCTAAAATATTTTCTTTATTGTCCATTATCTCAATCTGATATTCTTTATCGAGAGCAATTGTGATCTCCTCAACGCCCAATGACAGCAATAAATCTCTTTGGTATAAACTAAAATTTGTACCACATAAACTAAGTGAAATATTATTTTCTTGACCAAAATAACTGCCAAAAAGCATAACTGCTTTTTCAGACTCAAATAATATTGCTTTTCTTATTTTTCTGATATTTTCTTGATTTTGATATATCCCAAACAAATTGAATGCAATTGGGTATCTATAGGTTAACCTTTGGATAGTCACAGGTATATACTTCTTCCCTGAACTCACTTGATGCTGTAAGAAATTTCTTGCTCTTATACCTACTAAATTACCATGAGTATCAAAATGTGGAATTATACATTTAAATTGATTCATATAGAATTTTATTTGAAAAATATTAGCAATTTCATCTGTAATTCCTTCGGAATGCCATGACATGGGAATATAGTCATCAAACATATTCAAAATGTATTTGTTGTAAGAAGGTAGTTTTATCAATTGTTTTTCTTTTTTACGAAGATGAAGTCTTAGAAAATCTAAATCCTTATTTACCACTTCTTTCCTTTGTAGTCCTCTTTTCTTTTTGTCAAAATTGGTTATATTTTTATATTTGCAAAGATATTTAAAAGCTTCAGGGAAGTCTACATTATTTGTTGACATAATTAAATCAAAGAGACTCATTGAACCACATGAAGTATAACACTTGAAGATTTTACTATCTATATAATAATAAAGTTTATGACTCTTTCCTCCATGACATACGGTTGAAAAAAGTAATGCGTTGTCATTATTTTTGTCTTTTTGGGGACTCCCAGAACCTAAATCATTTAATATATTAATAACGTCTTCTGTTGTCACCAACTCCATTAATTCATCTCTGTCCACTATTAATCACTCGTTTCAATAACTTTATCTTCTAATTCAATTAATGTTTTATCTATAGATATTGGTTCATAATTTTTATTAGTGCAAAACAAATCAATAGTTTTCATATTTCCTAAGTTTTGATAGCACCATATTTTTACTTCTTCAGTAATCTCACCAAATCTATTTTTATATATTGTGTAACACATATTTGGAATTAATGTTTTATTTAAACCTTTCGCTTTTGGAATTAAAGGTTGAATAAAATCAAGTTCTTTTTTTGTAGGTGCAAAAACAACTATACCTACATCTGCTTTATTTGGCAATGACCTAGCACCCTTTACAGCTCTTTGATCCCTTACACCATCTCTGCGGGCTTCATCTGTAGTTTGTGTAAATCCAAAAATAACAATATCATAATCTGTTGCCATTGTTTTTGTGTTAGAGGAAAGATTTAACAATACCTGATCTTCTCTGGCAGACATCCCTTTAGTTAATTGAACATATTCAGAAGTTAACGCTACAGTTAATTCAAGATAATCAATAGCTAAAGCATCTAATCCTTCATTAATTTTATATCTATCTACAGTATTTCTTATGTATGCTAAATCATAATTAGGTTCATCTTCTAAAAATAACTTTGTATTTTTAACATACTCAATGGCTCTATCTACTCTTATTTCTTCCTCTTCAGTCATGATATTTTTCTTAATTTTAAACTCTTCTACTCCACTAACAAATGCCCACATCATAGGTTCTAACTCTTCATAGATTTTCATTTCTGTCCCTATGTACAGTCCAACATTGTTTTGTCCATTTGGATTTAGAACAAAGTCTTCTTTATCAAAATCCCAAATATGAGAACAGCATATTAAAAGCAATCTCTCTATGGCTGCTCTCGTTTTCCCTTTACCACTATCTCTTGTTTCAAGAAAAAACCCACCCTTTAATGCACCATAAGTTAGTGTATTTAGGTATTTGCTTTCTAGCCCATATCCATAACAAGGAGATTCTTTCATTTTTACTCTTAACTCATCTGCATTGTCCCCAGCTTTTCTTCGTTTTGTTGAGTCTCTTATTAAAAACTTTTCTTTAACATTAAAATTTTTCCTATCAAAGTATTGTTGAACCTCATTTAATGTCATAGATTCAAATTTTTCTTGTTGTTGTTTAATAATTATATGGTCTATTTCATCCATATCTAACATACCAGATACGTCTGTGCCTTCACTCATATAACTTCTTAGTAGCGATAATTTTCTCAACTTATTATAGTAATATTCATAATTTGTATTATTACCGTCTTCATATATCCCTGATAACCATTCAATGTTTTTTTCATTATCAAAAATCACTTTATATGACTTAGGATCATTTGTATTTAAGTATGTTTCTATATCTGCTATCTTTACTTCATTCAATCCTTGAAGAGATAAATTATATACACAAGTATGAATTAATTGGTGTAGTCCATTTGGAAAATCGTCTTTATGTAACGCATATTTTTTATCTTTTAATAAATTAGGATTCTTCATTATGCAACCCAATACCTGACAAGAGGTTCTTTTATCATGATATTTTTCAATTTGTTTTTTAGTTATCTTCATTATACTCCTCCCAGTCAAAATTCAATGGCAAAGGGTTCTTATTAATTGATATCTTGTCAGCAATTTTGGTTTTTATTTGAACTGATTTTTCATTATTTTTGAAATCTTCTGCAAAATCTTGAAGATTAAATATTTTATTATAATGATTTTTTGCTTTATCATAAAAATAAGGTATGATTCCTAATCCAGTATCCTCCAATACCTCATTCTCTAATATTTTGTAATAATATTGTAAAGTATAATACATACCAATATTAGTATATTCATAGTCTGCTCTATAATTTTTCATTTGTTGGAACATCATGCCTGTAGGTTTATCAATATTATATAATTTACATATGTATTCAAAAAGCAAATCCCAATCATTCTTATATAGAGCAGACTCTTCTTCTTTGATTTCCAAACAGGTTTTACAATATCTTTTTTGACTTTTAATAATTGTTTCTTCTTTCAGAAACACTTCTTCACATATAACACATTTTAATTTCTTAGGTGGTTTTTCCTTTATAACTTTTGTAACCATATAATCACCTCTACTTTAAATAGGGAGTAGATGAAACTACCCCCTATTTTTTATTTATGTTATTATTGAACTTCTTCTAATTTAGATTCAATATCATCCCTAATGCAGATTAGGGCTTCAAATTGTTTGGCAGTCGCTTCTCCTACTCTTCCATCTTTACCAAGATGTTCTTCAACAATTTGAACATAATCATCCACTAAATCAAGTTCATCTAATTTAGCATACATTTCTTTAATTTCCTCAACTACACTTTCAAATGTTTCTTCAACTTTACCATAGATTTTTTGTTGTTCTTCAAAACTAACTCCAATATATCCTTCTGCTTCATTTTGCTTTTTTATACCATCAATAACTGTCTTCTCTAAATTTTCTGCTGAAAATTCTTCAATATATGTATCCATATATGTAAATCTACTTCTAGCAAAATAATCATCTGTTTCAGCTAAATAAGCCGAAGAGGGAATGACCCTTCCTTTATCATCAATTCCATTAGATTCCAGATAACATACTATATCTGCATTATCTCTAATGGGTTTGATGTTTCTTTCATCTCCTTCAATGACATATTGATCTTTCTTTTTATCTAATCTTGCATGGCCTAAGAACGCAATAGTATATCCTAAACTAATTATTCCATCAACCCAAGTCCAAACTAAATTATCATACTCTTCCCAACATCCATATCCACCATTAGCCTTACCAATTGAATCGACATCGTATTTAGCACAAAGATAATTTTTAACATATGTTCCTATTCGTTCAATACCATCTACTACTACAGTAATTTGTTCACCACTTTGTAACAATTGAACAAAATCTTTGCCAGCTAATTTTTTCCCGTTTTTCTTCAGGTCACTCCAATTTGCTGTTTTTAATGCAATGGCTCCATTAGTTGCATTAAGTCCTTTTTCTACTGGTAAGAAAATAGGATTTTTAAACTTTGCAGATTGAGACGTTTTGCCCACGTTGTTTCCACCATAAAGGACAATTACCTTCCCTCTTAAATCAGCAGAAACATGACTAACTTGAACGTCACCTTTAAAGTTTTTTTGTAACAATTCTTGTAACTTATCGGATATTGCCATTAATAAATTCCTCCAATATTCTTTTTTTTTATTATTAATATATTAAACAAGAGAAGGGGATTTCTCCCCTATTGTTGATTAAAACTTGGGTCTTTCGCGCTTAGTAGTTTTTTCTCCACTTGTTCCTGTACCAGATCCCTTATTCATACCTTTACCTTTTTTACTATCTACAATTTCTTCATTCTTTTTTTCTTCGATTGCAACGTCTCTTTCAATTTTTGCTTGTTTAATCAATTCCATATCGAATTCCTTATCTTCATCCTCTTGAATATCTGCTCCAACGACAACTAATTCATTAATATATTCTTTATGTTCTTCTACTTTTGCTCTGCCTAAGCCTCCTCCTTTTGTAGTTTTAGTGATAATGGATTTATAATTAATGTCTCCCCATACATTAAGTGTCATTCCTTCTTCAACTTGAGCAAGAATGTCTTCTCCAAAATCGAACTCTTCACCATCATCATTTAAGATAATTCCTACAACAACTTCCATAGGAATAACTTTCCCACCATAAATAGGTGTCCATCCACTTACAATAGCTCTGCCAGTAGTTTCATCTTGTTTTATTTCTTCTTTAACAGAAGTTACGAACATTTCAACATCAAATTTTGCTTTATAATCCTCTGGTTTTATTGAAGAATCTACTGTAATATTACCAAAACCTAAGTCAATATTTACCTTTGTTTTTACTTCTTCTGTTTCTTTAATTTTAAAAATATCTTCATTAAAGCGAGGAGTAAATTCCTTTTGTCCTTGTATTCTTACCTTTGCTACATTTTCACGATCCTCATCATTTTTACATGATGCTAAAGTTAAATAATCTTCATTAATTAATTTTTGCAATGTTTCAAACGATTTCTTAACTTTACCTTTTTTATTTTTTTCTGCTACAAAAACTTTAATTTCAATTTCTGAAAAATCACCAGTATTGATAACTAAAGATCCATTGATATAATTTCCTTCTTTATTTTTATTTAAATTGAGTTTTTGTTCCTTAACTTCTCCAACTAAAGTAATATCATTAATTGCTTGTCGTAGTTCTGTATTGTTTTCATTGTTTTCCATATGTATTAATTCCTTCTTTCAATAATTTTATTTTATTATTTATTGCGCATGATTTATTAAAATATATTGAAAGAAGGTGGACTTAATCCTCGTTTAATTGCTTTCCAACCTGTGCCAGAATTCTTCAACTAACCAATCCTTTCTACAAAATATTATTTATTTCAACCCACTTAATAATTATACCATACTACAATTATCATGTCAAATAATTATTTTTGCATTTACGCTTTCAAATAATGACTTAAAATTTTGATTTCATGCCAAGTACCGAACCCTGAAACTCGCTTATAGCTTAATTCTTGTTTTTATACTTTTGAACATTGCGTTGCGTATTTACTAAGTCCATTAATTAATTCTCTAAACTGTGACGAATCTTTATTAGATGAATCAACGGTAATATTAATTGTGATATTCTGAACAACATTTTCAACTTTTGTTTCTTCTACTACTTTCTCAACCTCTTCAACCCAATCCCATTCTTCTGGTTCATTGCTATTTAAAACATCTGAAATAACTCTTGCACAACCGTTACGTTGTTTAATCGCTACAATATCATAATCATCTGATTCATCTTGAAACAAATTATCACTATAATCATCAAGTAATATTCCATCACCACTATAACCTTCAGCAATATCAATTTTATCATAGAATATAAGATCACCTTCTATATCTGGGAGTAGAGCGTACAAAACATCATTTCTCATTTTGAAAAGCATTGAACTATTTAATTCTGATTTCTTCATTTTAATATTCCTACTTTCATTATTATTATTTTGATTTGTATTACTCTCTATGTATAACTCAAAATCTTCTGGTAAGAAAAAATCACCAAAATCATCTTCGTTGTATTTCAAAACAATTTTTTCATGATCAATTTTATATACAAATAAATATGGTTGATTTATTTCTTTTGCCATTTTCCAAACATAACTATTGTCTAAACTACCACACATACTCTTTGAATGAGGTACTACTTTTTGAAATATCTCAATGTCTTCTCTTTTCATTATTTATCATCTAACTCCTCTCAACTACCTGAAACAAATCACCATTATCACTTTTATGAATCCAATATAATTTATCACTATCTAAATTAACTTGAATACGATAATGCAATGCAGTTTCTTCCATAATTACTCGATAAGTATATTTTTTGAATGATTTAAAATCTTTAAGGAATCTTACTTTTCTTATGATTCTCACCTACTTAATTAAGTTAACTGCTTCATTAAACTATCTTATGTGTTTCACACTCTTTAATAATTTCATTTAGCCTATCAATTCTCATTTGAACTAATCCATTATAGACTTCAACACATTCCTCATATGTATTTGCATAATGTCTAGAATACACATCCACAACTTTGCTTTTAATCATTTCGCCTTTTTTATTTAATGGAGCAAATACCCAACTACTATACTTTGGTTTATCAATTTCTGCCTTATACTTATCTAAAATAATTCCTTGTATTGGTAATTGTTTTAAGTGTGAATAATCGTAATTATTATCCTCGTTATATGCACAACCCCAAACTATAGTTTTATGTTTTAAAGTTTTTATATCTAGATCCATAGATTACCTCCTTTTAATATTATATTTATTCCTTAACAACCTCAATATCGTCATCATACATCCATATCCACTCACCCTTGCTATCTTGAACAAATACATCAAGATCATCCCATAATGTTTGGGACTCTTCTTCACCTTTTAAAACGTTGGCCCATTTTGCCTTTTCTTCTGATGACATATCTTTGAAATATTTTGCTTCTACTAATGATCCGACAGGGATATCTTCGATAAAATCATTGGATAGAATTTTAACTTTCATTTTCTCACCTCGTTTCTATGTAATATGTAACTTCTCTACTTAATAAGTATAACATTTTCATTAACCGATGTCAACATATTTTATTTTTATATTTATAAAATTTCTTCAAAAGTAATTTTTCTTACATATTCTTTAATAATCTTAACACTGATTTCAACTTTATGAATTACAAAATCTTCAGGTGAATCCATATGCCTAAATTCATCAATTGCCTCTTCCTTAGTATTATATACCTCAGCTTCCTTAAAATCATTCACTTCATATTGACTATTATCAATATATTTTTTACTAGACTTATTGAACACGGTATATCCCTCTTGTGTATTAATCATATTTAAATTCTCCTTTACATTGTTTTCTCCAATAATCTCAACTGTTGCATTTTCCATCTCTACAACTACTATATTTTCTTTAATAAGCGATTCCGCTATTTTTTCTCTAAACACGCTCTTGTCTAACTCAAGACAATCATCATATTCACAAGCATATTGATTATCACTTATTTTATACCAAATTTCTATATACCATTTATTATTAAACCCATCTTGTTGAGGATTTTTGAAAATAAATTTTAATTTATTTCCTTCTTCTATTAATTTAAAATAATCCATTTTAGTTTTCCTCCTTTATCACATGAAAATATCCTTTCAAGTTATCGATATGTAACTCCTTTATACTCTTTCATATCATTTTCCAATTTAACTTCTTCTTTTAATAAATATTCAATATCCAAATGTTGTAAAGCACTCATAAATCCATCCATAAAATCGTCAGGATTCCCATGAATGTTATCATTCCAATATATGATATATTTTTGATCTTTATCAATTAGAGCAGTTTGTGCATAATCTCCGAATTGAGCATCACTAAATCTTACATCGTTAATCGACGTACACTCACCTTCATTGATTAATTCATCTAATGTTTCTTTATTAATAATTGCTACTTGAGTTAGATTTAACATTGCTTATTCTTTCCTTTCAAATGAATGTTATTTGAGTTATTTATTTTCTATTTTAGCATATGCTTTTATACATCTTTTACATGTTACATTCTTATCTTGAATATCCTGAACTCCTTCACCGACATATTGTAAACATAAACTCATATTAGATTTAAAATATGCAATATGAATTACTCCACCTTTTGTTGCCAGAGCTTTCTTTAGATCTATTATACTTCTCACCTTTCCTCTAATGCTATCTTTTGTCTCAATAATCTCAATTTTACTTCCATTTGCGAATTCGATATATTTATTTTCAATAATTTAACTCATTCTCCTTTCTCTCCTTTAATTAGAATATCTAAGAAACCTTTCATTTCTGGATCATCCTTTGATTGTCTAACAATAGCGTCAATATAATCCTTATCATCATTGCACATATATTGGTATATATTATTCTTAAATGTTGATAACATATGTGCTTGACCTAATTTGAAAATACTATATAGTTTTTCATAGGGATATACATCATTCATCAATCTAGTCATTTCGATATTAAATGGATCTTGACTACGTTTGTATTCCTTATATTCTTCATGTTTTTCTATGGTTTTATTTATATCCATTATTAACCTTCTTTCTTTTGGGAATTTGAGAGAGAGAAATTAATCCCTCTCACGTCAAACATAATCCGACCAAACGGACATTTTAATGTATAATTTAGTGATTCTAACACTACATATAGTGTCTATTTTGAGTTTTAACACTATATGTAGTGGCTTGACATTTATAAATAAGTGTGATTTATATTAGTAATTTATCAGACAACACTTTCACAATATTAAAATATCATCAATTTCTGTCAATCCTTTGATATTCTCTAATCCTTCCTTAATTATATTTACACCTGCTTCTATTGAATCAAGCATACTTTTAACTTCATCTTCTGGAACAAATGAATCTTTTAAAGTAAAACCAAAATCATTATCTTTTAATTCTTCTAACGTGTATGTATTAAATTGTTTTCTAAATGAACTCAATTTATTTAACCTGCCTTTCTCCTCCTTTATTTAAAATATTTCCTAAAATTTTCTACAGTACACTTACTACTAAAATTAATATCAATATCATCGTCCCATTCGATTTCAACTTCTTTTGTATTAAAGCAATTAACATCTAAATCAGTTGCGTTTTCAATATCTACTACAATATTATCTAAACTAGAATACTTGTCATTGTGATCAATTAAATATAGTTCAATTTTATGAAGTTTTGCCATTAATCACACCCTCCACAATCACAACTACCTGAATCTCCACTTCCACCAGAATCGTATGAACTATGCGAACTACTATCATGTGAGTCATGATAACTATGTGAACTATGATATGAATGTTTGTTACTACAATCATCTGAATCTGATGAAGAATTAATAATTCCAAAACCTATTGAAGAACTTAATAAATTATCATCATCTTCAACATAATTATTACTCTTGCGACTTTTATTAGAGTTAGAACCATAAGTTGTTTTAGAAGTAGGTTTAGTATTTTTAGGAACATAATTCAATGGTGTATATGTTTTCTGTGATAATTTAACATCTTGCTCTTTTGATTCTTTTACTTTGATTTCTGGTTTAGAGTTAGATTGATATTTAGATTTATGTTTGGAATTGTATAGGTAATATCCTATACCTAAAGCACCTATTGCTACCATACCTGAAATTACACCTATCGTCATTGACATTTAATTTCCTCCTTCTAATATCCTTTTATTTCTGTTTCTAGTAATTTATTATTCAAAACTGTGTAATATTGACCTAAAAATCTCTTAATTTCACTAATATCATAAGGGGTATACGGTTCTTTCGTTAACCATAATTTTTCTACACTTTTAGATAACTCATAAAGTTCTTTTGCATTCATTATTATCAATTCCCCTTTAAATTAAATCTTAAGTTTAAGCATAATTATTCCATTTTATTAAAGCAGTTATTAATATGTTCATTTGTCCACGAATCCAATTTTCTAAATTTTCTTCACTATAAACTTCATCCATTTCACTATTGAATAAGGTATGTTCCAAAAAACAAATCCAATCAACATAACCTGATGAGCCATATGTAAAGCATATTCCTTCATTTTCAAATAGTTTATCAGATTCCATAATTTCTTCATTTAATTTTTCAATTACTTTTAAATAATTTTCTGGTCTGAGCATAATTTACCTCCTCTATTTCAACCACACAAATTCAACATATGCTTATATTTATACTTTCTAGTTTTTCTCACTATACAATAATGGTGAAATTCTCTTTCTTTTCTTCTTACAACTTCCCTATCTGCCTCTTGTCTTATGTATGCAATAATCATTTCTGCTAAATTAATTATTTTCACTTCCTTTACTTTAAAATAATTCACATATTAGAAAACCTACTCTGGTTTCTTCATAAACCATCTTACAAAAAAGAAAGCATTTCTATATTTTCTTTTATAGTCTTCAATCACTTGTTTTTGAACAGAGTCCTTATTGTATCTTTCTGTATCAAATAAATATTTATCTCTTTTGCTGATTGCTTCTTTAAGTGATTCATCTGTCTCTTCTTTTGTACTTAAAACAACATCTGTCAAATAAACCATGACATTATCTGTTCCACGCAATGCTTTTTCAATATTTACAATCTTATCTTCTTTTACTAGGTAAAATTGATCTCCTCTATCAAGAGGTGGCTCATCTAATTCTGTCTCTATAATTGTTTCATAACTTTCGATGTCATCAACTATTATAATGTAAGGAATTTTATTATTCCTATAACTTGAATAACTTTCAAACTTATATACCTTTTGAATGTTCTTGCCTTTGAAAATGCTTTTATTCAATTATATTCTCTCCTTCTTCTCTTAACCATTCTATAATTTCACGACAATATCTATCTTCATGAACATAACAATCTTTAATTAGATTACATGATTGACAATCTAGTTTTACGATTCCATCATGAATTATTTGAAGATGTTTGTGTGTTAATTTCATTTCGTTTTCCATTTAATTACACTTACTTTACCATATCTATTCCATGCGTAGACAGCACCACTAAGAGCGATTAGGACTATAGTTTGTGTTAATGACCAATTATATTTAGAGTTTAGGTAATTATATATGGATGCAGATGCCATTAAACCAATTCCGATTGCTCCGTATAGATTTACATTTTTCTTATTCATTTTCATAATAAAAACCTTCTTTCTTAATTTATTTTTAATCAATAATTATGTGATGTTTTATTCTGTCTCTTGCAAACTCATATGATAGTCAATCCAATCTTGATTCTCAAGTTTTTTCTTCACAACAATATCAAAATATTCTTTTCGCATTTCTTGTAATCCGAATTTTTCTAATCCTTTCTTTTTAAAATTTTTATTTACCATTTTAATTATCTCAGTTCTATTCATTGGATAAAGTTTAGTTAATCTGTCTTTCTCTGCTTTAGTTTCTTCCTCTAATCTAATTCTTTCAGCTTCAATTTGCTTTCTATTTTCTTCCTCTTGATCAACAATATTATCTAAATCAATCTCTAATTTATTCCATTTATTTTCCATGTGAGCAGGGATAATAACTTCTGGTATTAAAATCTCTTCTATTTCAAACATTTCATAAGGATCTTTTTCATAGTAATAATCTGAGAAATATGAACCACTTCTTTGCACTGAACGTGTTACACCAAAAGGGAATAATTGAATTTCAACATATCTTTCATCCATTTCCATTAACTGACCTTCATCATATTTATATTGATATTTACCTTCATCTTCCCAACTATCGTCTCCAACTTCTTTAAATCCATAAATTTTACCATTATATGTATATGAAAAATCATCTAAATCAGAATCACCTAACTTTTTAACTATTAACGAAAACAAATTAATATCCATAATCATTCTCCTTTATTATTTATTTATAATCTCAATTAAAATGAAACATTTAATGGTTCAACAATTCTTCTTGTTCTTCAAGCCATTTAAGACAATTTACTGCAATGGTACATACATTATTTTCATCCCTAACTACTTTATCTAATTTATGAATTTCACAATCAAGACATGATCCATACCAATCCCTAAATTTTGTATGTGGCATTCTAAGACAATTGATCATTTCTTTAGTTAACTTCTGAGGTTTATTAATTTTATATGTATCAGAATTAAATCCAGTAAATTCTATAATAATAAGTCCCCTATTCTTTTCATAATAGTTAGCTGGACTAAACTCCATTCCATATTTATCATAAAAATAACTTGTTTCTTCTTGGTATTTTCCCCATTCATTATTACCTGTTAACTCTTCACCTGAACACCACGTTAAGTTTGATTTATGACAATAATTTAAAAATTCATTTGCTAAATCATCTGTTCTACAATTGACTGCGAACTCACCTTTAATAAAATTATTCAGATGTTTTTCAATACTAAACTGTTCCATTCTTTATCCTCCAATAAATCTAATTATTTAACGTAAATTATTTAATTCATTAATAACTTTTGTTAAATCTATTTCTACTTCATCTAAAGTCATATACACAGCAGTATAATCATCATCTCCGAAATTATGTTCTGATAAAGAATGTGGAATATAATAACACATAATCCAACAAGGAAAACTAAATTTTTGCTTGCACGATACCCAACTACCCCATGTATTATCATCTTTATTATTACAATGTTTTTGTTCATATGCCTCAACTTGGTTTTCATTTAAGAAATATACCCACTTAAATTTTCCTATGTATTGTGTAAGATAGGGATTATTAATTATTTCACTGTCTATATCTTTAGACTTAATCATTCCAACTTTTTCATGTTCAAGAGCATCTTCTTCCGTTTTAAACAATCTTCCATCTTCGGTTTCATATACCTCTACATCAACTTCTTGATACACTTTGATATTTTCTTTTACTGTCTTTTTAATCAAAATTATCACTCTCCTCCTTTTTATTTTAAATTCCTTGGAAATCGACTTTTTAAAGGAAGTTACGAACCCTGAAAGTGGCCTATAGCTTGATTCTTGAAATCGCAACTTCCTGAAATATGAGAATTAATCTACATTTGTTCCAATACAATTTGGAATTACTTCACACTCATTCATAATTTTTCTCCAAGATGTCATTTCCCCTTCATCTTCAAATTCAACATCCAATGTTTTATTATCAACTAAATTAATAGTAAAACCATATTCAAATTGTGATTCGTCTTCTCCACAATAATCATGAACAAAGTAATCAATTGCTTGAACAAGATTATTTGCTAAAATCCAATGCTCGTAATCACCATCATTAAATTTGTATAATTTTAACTCTTCCATTTATGTATTCCTCCTAATATTTATTTTATTAATCAACTCTTATATCTAGTTGACAGAATGGACAATTTGCATACTCATGAAAAATATCATGTTCTCCACAATACAAAAACCCTACTTTTGGAGCAAATCTATCAAATGCTACTAATAAATCAAAATAATCTTTCCCACTAATTTTTGCAATAATATTCAATATAGGCATTCCTGCATCCTCTTCTAACCATTTTCTTTCACTATCATATCCCCCTCTAAAAAATTCCTCTCTTGTGTATGTAGCAACAAACTCTAATGGTGTTTTATATTTAAGCGTAATTTTCTTTTTCATTAATTATACACTCTCCTCAATTTTATTTATTCATCACCTATACGAGTATTACAATTACAATCAGAATAATCTTCTACATCTATCAGTGGACACCACTCTGGGAAAGAATATCTATCAGTTTCATTATGTATTAATTGATAGTTGTGATTTCTCGTTTCTGTAATTCTATATCTATATTCGCTAAAACGCACACCACCTCTACCTTTTGCATTATGGTTAGCAGAAACATTAGGACAGTTTAAACAAGATGTAACTTCTTGAGTATATAATTTAATAATTTATCACCCTTTCATCAAAACCTTCGAAAGAAATATTTCAAATGAATTTATTTACCTCTTGTTAACATTATAACATACAACCATAATATATGTCAAATATTTATTTTACGATTTATACAATTCCCTCTACAATCTTTTTACCTAACTTACTAGCAGTACGAATAGTATCGTTATCTTCCAAACATACATCAAACTGACCGACAATTGCTTTACTCTCAGCCATCTTTCTTTGAAATCTTTTAATAATTGCATTCTCACATGAATTATCATAATAGAAATGAAAAATCCTATTCTCATCTGTGCTATTTGCCCGATAACCCCTTCTATTAGATTGACTAACGACATTGACATGATAACTAGGCATGAGGTTTATATATGTTGGAATAAAAACAAGGTTTACACCCACTTGAAGCAATTTAGCATTCGATATCAATACTTGAAAATCATCTTTCTTTTTCTCAAGCAAATCTTTTCTCTCGTATGTAGGAACGCTTGTCTTTAAAACAAAACATTTGATATTATTTCTTGTCAATAAAGATTCAATTCTTTTTGAAATAGTGTCGCCTTGCATATACTCTCCACCGTTGTTAAAATCAACATATATACAAACTTTTCTGTTCTCAGAAACTTCTTGCAAAACCCTATCTAATATAGCCTGTTCTTTTGGAAGAATACAATCATCAATACATTTTGGTTGAATAGTTTTACTATTCTCTTCGCCATTGTTAATTGTAATACTATCCCAATTAAATGGATTATTAATATAATGTTTTACAATAGAATCCTCATACATTTTAGCATTAAAAGCATTTGCTGATTTAATATCACTCCATAGATTGCTCTCTAAGCGTTCCATTTCATCAGTTTGATGTATTTGTACATAGACTTCTTTTAAGTCCGGCAGATCCTTTCCTAAATCTTCTAATGTGGCAAATATATAGTTCTCAACAAGGTATTTAGAAAAAGTTATTGGGTTGATTCCTTCAATTTCTTTATAATCGCTATCTTTAATTTCGCTTCGGCCTGATCTGTAATATTCGCCATCTTTCTTTTTAGATACTGCCATCAATGTTCCATATGCTTTAATAAATTCTTCTATTTCCATGACATCATTTGCTTTGAGTTTATTTGGTAATAATCCTAATAAAAGGTTAAATAATGAGCTACTATATCCATTATTACTTGTGCCTGAAAGTAAAATTATCTTTTTTGCATAATTAAATAATGTTCTGGTTGAATTTCCGATAATTGTATTCGATGAGTTAGATTCGTGAATTTCATCGCAAATTACAGAATCAAAATGAATATTTTTGGTCTTTATAAATCTAATTAAACTACTTTTCTTTGTCTTATCATATGTACTTTGCCATAATACGGCATCACAATTTGAACATTTATAATTTGATTTCTTTGGATTCCCTTGAAAGTCTTTTTTAGTAAAGAAAACATCTTCCTTTTTCCTTAACTCATTTTGTAAAGGTCTTCCACAGTCAGGGCAACATGCTATAGTTATTTTTTCTTTAACTTCTTTAATTGTTGAATAACTATAATAACCACCACTTTGGACTTCTTTTTTGTACTTTATTTCCATAGTCTTAATATTTACACCAGATATTCTTTTTGCATCTAATTTAAAGGTTTCTTTCCCAACAAGAAAATAAGTTGGTTTATCAAATTTTAACTGATTCTTATTATAGATATTAATAAACTCTGATGTTTTCTTGATGATGTGAATATCTACTTTATCGCCAATACTATTTTTTATTTCATCTTTCCATTGAGTTAAAGTAATTGCTGGAGCAACAATTAATGTTACATAGTTTTGTTTATTGGGATATAAATGACAATGATTTGCTTTAGTTGAACAAGTGCTTTTACCCGTTCCCATCTCAGCAGCCAAGTATACGAATCTACTTCGTTTTAATACTTCTAACATAGACTGAATTATAGGAACTTGACCATCAAATGGTTTCATCTTTCCTTCAAACATTTTCTGATTAATATTATTAGGATCAAATAAAACTCTAACGTTTTGCTTCAATCTCTCTTTAATAGGATTTAAAAATGCAAATATATACTCTTGAACATCTTCAATTGTACTCCAATCAAAATCTTCCTCGTATCCAACTAAAGTCAAAGCATTTAAACTCTGCTTAAACCAAGTAATATTTATTTTATAAACTTTTAAATCTAAATACATTGGACTATTAGTATAAACCGTACATTCACTAACACATCCATAACTACTACTATAACTGCTTTTATATTTTAATTGTTCAATTTCATCCTTATCTAAAATCAAACCAACAATTTCACTAGTAACAGGCAAATAATGAATATTTCTTAAATACTTTGTGATAATCTCATTCTTATCTTCATTGTTCCAATTTATACAATAATCATTAATTTTAGTATTGTAAATAATTGTATGAGTTAAATCATTTTCCATTCTGTCAGATTTATATCTATAATGATTTTCTCTACCATACAATGATTGTTCAAAGAATATATCTTCTCTATCACGCAATGAAATATGGTAAGAATGAGAGATTAAATCAGAGCATATTTTTCTGTTTTTAATATGTAAATCGCATAGAGATATTAATATTGGATTGCCTGAATCTAAAATTACTAGATCAGAATTACAATTGATAGTATTTTTATCTGTGGTTCTTAGGTATGGTACCAAATTAATTACTCTCCTCCCCTCCAAGTTCTTTAATAATAAGTTTCCCATTATCTGAACACAAAATATTAAGATAAGGAAGGCTCATTTTGATAATTTTAGTTTCTGTAACATTTTCCCCATTATCATCTTTATATTTACTTACTTCCTTCTTCTCAATACTCTTTGTACCTCCAATAGCCACATGTTTACCAGTACCATCTTCTAAAGATATTTCTCCATTAATCATTCCAGATGCTAAGAGATTACTAATTTCACCTAATTTAAGTGGTTTAGGAACAACTAATTTCTCTTCACCTAAGTCCTTTAATTCAGTGATTCCTTTTACCCATTTCCATATTGAATCATTTTTGCTAATATGAGTTTCAGGAGATTCAGTATATTTATTGTTTTCTTTTGCAGTTTCATAATCAATATAAGGATAATTCATTGATTGATATATGTTGTATTGTCTGATGTTAAATTCTGGTTCTGATAGGATTATTTCTTTTACCTCATTGTATTGTTTAGTGAAATCCATTGCTTGCATAGTGTTTGTGAGGTCATAAGGATGGCGTTTGAGATGAGCAATGAAAATGTATTGTTTGAATTTAGCATATTCTTCTCGATTTGTTTTATATATTGAGTTTTTGAGGATGTCAAAGTTTTTAGATAAGATGTCTAAAGAATCTAGAAAATCATCTTTACGAATTACAAATGCAATATATCCTGATTTATAGTCCTTTGATGTTGTGGGATTGTATATGATTTGTCTATCTAACAACATTTTTAAGTAGTGTCGAACATTTCTTATTGAGACAGTTTTTCCATTGCTATCAGTTGTTAAAGTTTTCCCATAGGGAGGGTTGAACAAAAATAAACTACATATATTTTTCCCGATATTTAACTCTTCGAATGAAGAATTATAACAATCATCAATATTTGTATTATTTTTTGCAGTTTCAAATCTGTTGCTCTCTAACTCGTTAGCGACAAGAAGAAAGTTATTGCTGTTACTTTTCTTGGGAATAAAGGACTTCATTACGTCTAACCAGTCTCCATTTCCTGCAAAAAGATCAAAAACTGTGATAGGAAATTTATCTCCATGTCCTAAAGTATATTCACAATTATTTTTAATCATGTCATATTGCTTTGTATTTAACCAATAATCATAATAAACATAGTCCATAGGAATATTATGGTTGAGATATTGTTCGGCTAATTCTTGATATATACCTTCTTTTATATAATAATCCTTAAGGGCATTTTTCTTTAACCAATCAATATCAATTCTTCCGAGAAGTCCTAGCAATCTGTGTGTTTCTTGGGATGCCGTAGGGTAAAATTGGAGTTTACCTTCTGCTGCTAAACTATTTCCCATTTAATCAACTCATTTCTTTTTGGTTGTACTAGATTTAGTATTTGGACTTAAAGTAGAACTAGATTTGGGAGGAGTAGATGGTTTAGTTGTGCTAGGAGCAATAACACCAGTTTTAGGCACAACTTTTTTCTTATGTTTTGTTTCGCCCCAGTCGTCCATATCCAAAACTTCATCTTCAAACCAAGACATTTCTTCTTCATCATCGGTTTGAACTTGCTGTTGAGGTTGTTGAATTTTATTAGATTTGGCTCCGCAACCGGACAATACAAGA